CTCTATACAGCCTGATATGATTCCTGTTCGTCAGTCCGGGACTTTGCCTCTAGCTTCCTTCAGATTCCACGTCGCCATGGACACCCTTGCTTTTGGCTACCGGTTCCTACTACCAAGTCCGTAGTGGGCTTTCACCACCAAGTTATTGCCCATGCTGGGCACACTAAAAAAGTACCCTCTGATTGAGGATACTTAAAGGGATTATAAAGTTAGTAGGTAAAATATTTTTACTTACTAAAAATTCTTTTCTTTACAGTATTCTACTTTAGTATTAATTTTCCTTCTTTTACAGTTATTTTTTGTGCGTGGAAAATTAGATATACTAAAGCACTCTAAAGGGAAAGAGGGGTATCGACACCCTTGTCGAACCTTCAAATATGTTTAAATAGTGTATATTTATGTGATATTTACTGTATATTGATGTATTTTATGCATTGGTTTATATTGCATTAGGATAAAATTTTGCTTTTATATACTATTGACACCCTTGTAACCCTTGATACTACTGGATTTGTAGCATTGTCAGAACATTTCGCTAAATAAATATTTCGCGAAATGTTTGTATATTGTGTCTATTATCCTTCTAACCCTTGATATGACTGCATTTGCCTTAAAAGTAGCGTATAATGGTTATCATATGAACCTTTGTTAGTATCTGATATGCAAAGTTTCGTATCAGTTATGATAAGGTTATAGTAACAGGCGAAAAATGAGGGATGAAACACTACATTATGTAAACCTATTATATCGTCAACGTTTCAGTTAAACATCTTACACATTATTAATTAACATTAAATAGTATAGCACATATATTAAATAGTATATCACATTTACTCTAAACATCCACTACATATAGTATGCTATTTCCTTTACAACCACTACATATAGTATTATTATAACGTACATTCATATGATTAATACATTACAATGTTCGTACCATTACGAATATTAATGTAAAGGTTAAATAGAATTAACTACCTAACCTTTACACTTTAACCGAATTACTTATCTTGGTTAATTGGCTCTGTTACTACCTTCTTGCTATTCTCTATCCTTGCTTTCTCACCTTCTACATCATTACAATATGGACTATTTGCTAATATACTTTCTAATGATATAGCACCTATTTCATTTAATGTCTTTAAGTTAGTAATAATCTCTTCATCATTCTGTGGAATACTCATATTAAATACAACTTCAACATCCCTTGCATCTATATCTATATTTTGTAACTTCAACATCTTTTGCATCAACTTCCATCTATATCTAAAGCCATCTACAAGGTATTTACTGTTTATCTGTGCTTTAATCTGTGCCATACTATACAACATCTTAATAGAAGTTTCACTCACATTACTTATCTCGACGCCACTTGTTATAATGCTTGGTGTCATCGATATATCCAACAACGCTTGTCTTAACATATTATATATAGTTTCAAGTGATTTATAATCCATTCTATTTGTAACAAGGTTAAAATTAGAACCGTCATCTAACTGCAAGGCATAACCTACTGTATTAGCATCAACAGCACCTTCTCCGTTCTTACCAATATTAAGTTTAGTCCCTGTAACAACTGGTATTGGATTTAAAAACTTATAAAAAGCATCTGCATATTTGCTTATAAGTTCCTCCATATTATCTAATATGTTCACATAATCCTCAAGGTCGCTCCTGCCTTGTCTTTCATCCATTTCATTTAAAGTTTTATATATTACGGGTAATCCGCTCACATTATTATACTGTCCTAGAATGTGCATATAACCACCTGCATTAGTCCACTCGGTAACTTCATTATCGCTAAATACATTCCAATAACTAACGCCATTTGATGTATAGTGTTCTATAAACCCTATGTACTCTAAACTATCATCATAAATCGGATAGCCATCCTCTGGATTAATTAATTTACTTTTAATTCTGTTATCATTATTGAAATATAAATACTCATAAATTTCCCCATATTTACACAATTTATCAAGTATTTTATAATCTATATCGTTATACTTACTCTTTTTATAAACTTGCTTTAACTCCTTAATGCTCTTTTCATCTCCCGAAAGAGTTGCAGGTTTACCCAGCAAGAATGATGTTTGAAAGTTTAATATTGTTTTAGCATACTGCAACACAATCTTTCTTGTTTTAAATGTCCTGCCATTATAAACTTCATCTGGTCTTGACAGAATGGCGTGTCTACCTGAAAGATATTCCTTTATATTAATGATATTATTTATTCTATCCCTGTGCCATGATTGCTCACATTCACTTACAAACCAATAGGTGTCATTGTTATAATTTTGTTTAATATATTCTGCTAAAGTCATTATTAATCACGCTCCTTATTTAATTTTCTCTTTAATTTCCTCAACATCTTGCTTTACATCATTAATCAAATTTAATTTATCAGTTAATGCTGTAATTACATCTTGATATTTTTCTTCTCTTTGTTGCGTTGTTTTAAGTACATACATTAATAACCAAACAAATAATACATATCCCAAACCCTGTGATATTGCCATTTTTAATATTTCCTGTTCCATAAAATCACTTCCTTTACATATTTAGTTATCAATATATTCTCGATTACTAAAAGACAAATGTCGTTAAGTTATTACAAATACCACTTATTTGCTTTAAGTGCCTGTACTGCTAATGCAAGGGCATCAACAAGGTCGTCATGTCTCATTGCACCCTTGATATTCCCCATCTTACCATCTTTCTCAACATATATCCTCATCTCGTCTAATGTATCCCTTGAATTTACAAGAATAATTCCCGTTTCAAATGCTTCTTTTAAATCCATAATTAATTTATTTTTGCTTACATTATCTGTGTACCAACCATACTCATAAATTTTTTGTCCCCTAATCTTATCAAATTTTTTAATCTTTAGAACATTAATATATCCCTGCTCTTTTCTTAATCTTGTAATAAGGTCTAAACCGTATGAATTACGCTCTGGCAAGTACATTGCATAGTTAAAATACATTCCTAAATCATAGGCAATTTTAGCAAACTTATAAACTGGTACATCATTCTTATTAAATACAGCCACTTGTTCACCGCTACTATCCAAAACAACTATAGATGAATAGTCCCCTTTAAGTCCTGCACCTGTGTCAATTCCTGCATAATACCTTTCATTTCTTTTTACATCTTTATAAATAAATAAACCCTTACCAAAATACTTAATTAATGATTCTGGAAGGGGTTTAATTTCATTATATTTTAATGGTTGTGGTAAATAATTATACCTGCTTGTTATAATACCTGCATCAAATACTCCTGTTGAAGTTGTTACAAATGATTCCTCTGGAGTTGAAGGAAATTCCTGGTTAAATTCGTCAAGTGTCATATCCAATAATTTCCATTGCCTCCACATTAATTGTTTTAATGTAGCACCTTTATCGTACAAATCTTTCTCATAAGGCGTTAAATCATCAGGTGCTAATCTCACACCATGCATTTCACCTTTGTACCATTCTTCGGCTTGGTCATAATCCGACTTGAATTGTGTCTTGTTTTGATACCAATTGTAAAAAAATGGCTTGTATTTTGAATTACCTTTATAGGCACTTGTAAAAAGATTATAATAGTTGTTACCTATTCCATTACTTGTAGATTCGATAATTATTCGTGAATTAGGATTTTTTGCAAGTGATTGCTCTAATGCTAAAAGTCCTTTACTTTGTTGCTTTTCTTCCCAAAATGCAAATTCACTTAAATGTAGCATTTGGCAGGTGAAGGAACGCCCCAATTCTTTGTTCCCTGCGACTTTAACACTAATTCTACTACCATTTTTAAGTAACAACTCCATCTTATTCATTCTTTTTTGTTCTACCCTGTATTTGTCAGGAATACTCTCATACATCATTTTTAATTTGCTAAATATATTCTGAACCGATTCACCAGAATAACTTAACATCAGATAGTTAGTATTCGGTAGAGTACAAGCATAATAAAGCATAAGTCCCAAACTCATTGTAGTAAATCCAATCTGACGTGCTTTGCAAATAATATTATATTTACTCATATTATTTACAAAATCCTCTTGTTCTTTATTTAAGACAAAAGGGACTTCCTGTCCTTCATTATCTATGATTTTTACAAAATTCTTCAACCACAATATGGGACTATCATTTATAATCTCCAACTTTTCACTTGTTGTCAATTTTACTTTAGACAATTAAAGTCCTCCTCTCTGCATAATATAAAAACAAGGGTATTCAAAGTTTGAATGCCCCTGCTTTCTCATTTTTAACTCAAGCCAAAAATGGCTCGTGTATTTCCACTAACCAACGGATTTTTCCGTTCGTTACTTGGTTATTACCGAGTTAAACTTCGGAAATAAAACGTACTTATTCAATTTTCAAACCATCATCTTCATCTTCATTTGCTTCTTCTTCATCTTCAACTTTAACTTTATCTATATTTTTTAAGTTCTTTTTAACTTCTTTTTGCAACATGAGTAATGTTTTAATTGCTTTGTCGTCCCCTTGCAATGCTTTATCTTTTACAACATTATAAATTTTAAATATATCTGCTGTCATACCTTCGCTCATCTTTAAATTCAATAAATTCTGATATTCTTCTGTTTTTTCCCAATCCTGCAAATTCTTATATTTAATTTCACTGTTTTTACAATATTTTTCTTTAAATTGTTCCTCTGTGAGAGTAGAATAATCTACTGCCCATGTTCTCATACCATGTTTCCACATGAAGTAATATCTTTTCTCTAATTTTATATTGCATAATGCTTTTTTTAATGTTAATTGTTGCATCTTAATTCCTCCTGTTCTTCAACACAATACTTTTTATGTAAAGCATCCCATTTTTCCTTCATTTCCTGCAAAATTGCATTACTTTTATTAATACTATCTAAAACCTTATCACACAACATTATAATTTTATCCATAATAAAACGCCTCCATATTTCTTTATTTTTATTATTTCTAATTGACATTAAAAAGGATAGTAGTATCAACCTTTTAAAAGATTAATTTCATCTACTATCCCCATATGCAAATAGATATTTTTACAGATATTATTTGTTTATTTTTAAGTCATTTCTCATATCATGTATCAAGGCAACATTAACATTATAAACTAAATTATTTATATCCCTTATCTCCTGTAAATCTGCCTTGAGTTCTTTTAGAACATCAATATCATTTTTTTTATTACTCATATAAGACACCTCCAATGCTTATTTAATTATTTTTTACAATAATAAAAGGGTAACCATTATCGGTAACCCTTAAAACAATTTTATTTAATTTTAATATTCTTGAGAAAGTAAATATCTTTTTGCACTTTGCAATTCTATTAATCTTTTTTGTTGACATTTAATATCACTATTTAATAATTTATCATCTGTTTTATTTTTATAAATTTCTTTTTCATCTTCTTTCATCAAGTTTGTTAATAATAACATTTCCTTTTTTATTCGTGCTACTTCTATTAATTCATATTCTTTTTTTAATCTTTTTATTTCTTGCTCTGTTTCTTCTATTAATTCATTATAAGCCATTTCAATTAATTTCTTTTTGTCAATTTCACTTATTGTTTCCATATTGTTCACCTCCCTCTTGTTTTTATATTCAACAAGAGGGAAATAAATCCTTTTAAAACATATCATAATCATCTATATCATCATTTTGATTGTTATTATTATTGTAATAATCATCCTCTGGCATTTCTTCAAGCCAATCATTTAAAGGATTAAAAAATTCATCCTTTGGAATACCTAAAGATTTAACACATTCTTCAATTTCATCATTATTTTGATTTTCATTTTCTAAAATTTTATTATATTGCTGTATTTGTTCAGTTGTTGCTTTATTATTATTAATTAAATATTTAATTCTTCCCTTATAACCATTAATTTTTCTGTTATTATTTTTATATTTTCCACTATTTATAAATATTCTATTTTCTTTATATTCTAATTTATATAATTTAATGCTCTCTTTTAAATTATTATTAGCAGTTTCTTCATTATTATCAATAAGTAATGTATATACATTATTACTTTCATGTAACTTTTTATTACTATCACCTTTTAAATAATATAATCCTGCATTACCAATTCTAATTAAATTAAGTCCAATAAGTATATCATTATATTTTTTAATTACATTTTCAGTTATGTTAATATCATTTGCTATTCTTTTAAATGAAGGATAACAAGTTTCTGCCTTGCCACCAAATTCAATCATATCGCCATCTTCATTAGAACGTTTATACATTCTTGATTTTAAATAACAATAATAAACAAGTAATTTAACACTATCAACCTTATTATTTTTATATTTATAGTTTAATATCTTTTGTTTTTCAATATCAAATAACTGAATAAATTTAATATACTTATTATCTTTCTTTTCAAGTAGATTAAACTTACACTTTATTAGATCATTTAACTTAATATTATTTATATCAATATCTTTATTATCTTTATCTTTAGACAAAATAGTTATGTATTTTTTATTAACCATTTCAATAAATATGTTTTTGAATTGAGAATTGGTTCTGTAATTATCTTTAAAGTTATATGTAGAAACAATATCACTCAAACTAAATATACTTATATCTTGTCTATTTGTATTTGTGTAAAGATAATCACATACAAGTAATAACTTATCGTTAAAAGATTTAATTAAACCTGCATCTTCTTTTATGTAAAATAGATTATTAGATATAATACTATAATAACTCATTAAATACCTTCTTTCTTTTATAAATAATTAAATACAAGATTATATGTTAATGTTATGTTATTAGTTATTAAAGAGAATAAAAATAAACATGATATATAATTAAATTAGGTTGGAACGATAGTTACAAACTAATTTAATTATGTGTATTATTATTCTCTTTTATTATATATTATTAGTTTCTTTTATTTAACCTATTTGGATACACTGTTTTAGTGTATGTAAATTTAGTTATTACTTATTTTATATACACTGTTTTAGTGTATCCAAAATTATTACTTATTTATTATATCTAAATTTACTATAAAATTCAAGTGCTTCATGTAATATTTTAAAAGTAAGTCCCAAACCCATAAGAAAATTTCTTAAATCTTTACTTGTTACTACATAATACATAAAATATCTTCTTTCTATAATTTTTTATTTTTAACATTACATTATTAATTTTTGTGTTATATACAATGCCATTTTAACGCTCCTACAGCCCCGTAGAGCATGTTTTGTTATTAAAAGGTATAATTACATACCTAACACTTTTTAAAGTGCTTAAATCGGCTATTTTGGAAAACATATATAATTAAAAATAACTTGTGGCATAACTTAATTTTATAAATGTCTTTTTTACGATTGCTTGGCTAAATATTTCCTTGTTGTTTTCTTTTAATTGCTTACAAAATGTAGAATAACCACATGATGGAATACCCTTATCTGTATATGTTTCAATAATTTTAAAGCTATTTTTAGGCATAGAAAAAGACACATTAAACAGATTTGATAAACCTTCAAGGTCTATATCTGTAAATAATGTGCCTTTCTCGTTTTTATGTATTTTTTTATATAGCTTATATTTGTCTATTAAGTCATAAAATTCTTGTTGACTATGATTTTCAAGCAGTTCATATAAATCGTAAAATTGAAGTATATCTTTAATCCATCTTTTAGCATTTAAAGGATTAAAAGCATACATCTTAAAACTTGCATCTATTGCAAGTAACGTCATTTTTGCTTCTGTGCTTAATTGTGATATATCCACATCATATAAGGATAAAACAGTTAAAATACAACTCCCTGCATACTTTTTTGTGTAGTTATCTGTGTTAATTCCTTCTGCGATGTTTAAATTTGCCCCTAATGGATTAAATACACCAGTAGGATGATTTCCAAAACTTCTACCTTTTATTAAATCCATATCCACACCAATTAATTTATATTTTCCTGAACCTTCTACTTTATATAAACTCTTAAAATTGTAGAAATGTGATATTTCATATCCTTTTAATTGATTTAATACTATACAAGTTGATAAGCTGTCTATATCATCACTCAAAACTAAATCAAATCTCTTTACATCATCAAAACACCATTCTGGCATCCTTTCTTTATATTCTTTTATCATCTTAACCGTTATAAGTACAAACGAATTACTTAATTATCATGTAATTAGCAAATTCTCCTTTTACATTTTAATCCTCCCTAATATTTTTATTTGTTATAAATTCTATATATTTTTTAACTTGTGCTTGTGACATATGTCTTTTATTATTTTCCCATCTACAAACAACACTTGCATCAGCCCCAATATAATCTGCAACATTTTTTAATGTTATATGTTTGCGTTTCCTAATTATTTTGTATTCTTCTTTGTCTGTTAAAGTATCAATCATGCACATCTTTAATTCTCCTTTTTATAATTAATTAATTACTTGTCAATTTTTTGCTTATAAAAAGAAAGGGGAAATATTCCCCCTCTGATTAACTATTAAGCAGTTTTTGTAAATTTAACTGCAGCAGTAGGATGTAAAAATCTTAAGGTGTTCTCCATTATAATTTGTCCTTTTCTGCTATCTCCACTCTTTGCAAGTTCTTCATAGTGTAAAGGTCTTAATTCTCCAATATCCATATAATTCATGTTAGCAAGTATCATTGTATCTGTTGGCATTGCATCAACTGTGTAAACATAAGCACTTCCGTAAGTTAAATTAATTTTATTTACAACGCTACCAAATTCATTTTGCACGTTTACATATCTTTGCTTGTCGATGAACAATGTATTAATTACATCTGTCATATTGTAATCGCAAAAAAGCACTAAATCCTGTCCTGATGTTCCTGCCTGTCTCATTAATTTACTCATGTTATTAAAATCTGAAAGTATAGGATCAGATGTTTTTGTTACTGTATTTTCCTTTGTTATAAAGTTAACTAAACCCTTCATCTGACGTGGTGTAGTACCACTTTCCTCTGTATATACACCGTTTACAAGGTAATATTCAAGGTCTCTTTTGGCTTCTGTCATTCTGTTTCCTATTTCATGTGCGAATAAATCATTTATATCCCCAACATTTACTGCACCAGCAGTTCCACTTACATTAACTGCCTTGCTTATAATTTGACATATATTCTTATCCCCTGTGCTTCTGTCGGATGCAAGGAAATTTGAAGCATCTGCACCTTCAAAAGCCAAATTCTTTGTGCTATCTAACTTCTCATATTTCCAATTTGTGATAACCGAATTGATTTTCTTAGTCCCCTTCTTGAGTAATAGTGAACTAAATGGTAAATTTACATTATCTGTCATCACTAATTCCTTTGTTAAGTCCATTATTTCATTACTGATATTTGCTGTTTTTATCATAAATAATCATCCTTTCTTTTTTAATTTACTGAAATAATTTTGATAGTTTTGATTTAAGCATACCTTCAACATTGCCATTTTTTTCAGCAACACTGTAAGCATCATCATTCTTATGCTCGTTTGGTTTATAACTATTGTCTATTTTCTGCTTCTTCTGCAAGTCAAGAAGTTTTGTTATCTTTGCCTTTGCATTTTCAACATTATCAGCACTTACTAAATCAAATAATTCTTCATCCAATCCATTTTTAGCCATTTCTAATTTAATGCTATTGTTAAGATTATCTTTTTTTAGTGTGTCAATTTCCTTAACTTTTTCATTAGCACTTGCAAGGTCTGTTGTTAAATCTGCTACTTGCTTGTTAAGTCCTTTAAGTATTTCTTCAACTTCTGTCTTTGTGTACTGTTCTTTGTTTAATTCCATATTAATAAACACCTCTCTTTTATTTATTTTTAATAATGGTGATAAATGAACGCAAGTTTATATATAAAACACTCCACAACGTCAATTTTTTGCATTAAAAAAGTAATGGCGACAAACTATAATTAATAAGTGCCATTACTAAAACATTGGAGGTGTTTTTATCTAAAAAAAGTGTAACGCATTAATTCCCGTTACCCATCCATTTGTACTTATTTTGTTTGGAGGAGGTGGGACTT